GTAGAAGTCCATCATCTGCAGGTAACGATTTACCTGTTGATTAATAAATGGAAGATACTTTTTAATGATCTTAGTTTTTACGCCATCATCTCTAAGTAGAGAATAGGCAAAGTCGTGATGAACGACTTCTTGTTTTCTATCAGAAAGATATTCGATTGTCTTTTGGAGATTTTCCCTAAACTCTTCTAACTTTTCATGTTCAGTATTTCTGTTCTGCAGGTTACTGGTAATAATTTGAATTTCATGTTCAAGATCTCTGATTTGTCTCTGGTTAAGGCTAATCCGAGTATTGTTTTGAGAAATGCCATGTGTTAGTTTTGTGATCTCCTTAGAAAAAGTGTTGAATTGACGCTCTCTTTCTTGTTCAAACTTAATAGTGGATTCAAGTTCATCAAATCCAGCTTTTAGTTCTTTTGCCGTATTTTGAGCGTCACTAATTCTATTTAACCGAAACTCTTCTTCAATATCTTGCTGACAGGTAGGACAGACCGTATTTTCTGAGAAAAACTTATGTTCTTTAGTAATTGTGCTTACTTTTTGAGATATTTTTCCCCGAAGAGTGTTTAGTTTTGATAATTTTTTAGCAGCACCAGTAACACTTTCCTGCTCTTTAGTATATCCGTGAATGTTCTCTTCAAGGATAGAATTTTGCTTTAGATGATGAGAAACTTCATCATCTAACTTGTTAATTTTTACATTATTAGAATCAATATTGGCATTACCACGATTCTCAAGTTCTTCAATGAAGTTCTGCTGCATCTTCATTTTATCTCTGATCGTTTGTTTTTTAAGATCAAGAGATTTAATTTGCTCTTTCTTTTCTCTAATTTTATCTTTAATTAAATTGCCCATCGCAGAGAAGATACGAATATCAAGGAGATCTTCAATAACTTCACGACGATTAGTGGTAGTTAACTGCATGAAAGGCACAAAGGTGCTACTACCAAGAATAACGATCTGAGTAAAAGACTTATAATTTAATTTAAGAATACTCTGCTCTAAAACTCTTTGATTAGCACGATCATCTGCTTGTTTATGCAGAGAAGTTCCATTTACTTCAATATCAAATACATTTGGTTTAATTCCACGACGCACAAGATAATCACGACTGTTCACAGTAAATTCCAACTCAACGAGACATTCTCTCTCGTTTGTTGTATTAACTAACTGTGGTTTGTTAATTTTACGAAATGGTTTATTAAACAAAACAAAAGTTAGCGCATCCAGAACAGTGGATTTACCTGCACCATTTGTTCCAATAATTAAATTCGTATTATTTTTCTCAAAATCAATCTCCGTTAGTTGATTTCCAGTAGAAAGGAAATTTTTCCAACGAATCTTTTTAAAAAGGATCATCTTTGTGGTTTAGGCGGAATAACAATATCGTCAGGAGTTACCACTGCATATTTGTAATTATACATCTTACAGGTCTTTATTGCAAGGTCATCATCTACTTCTATAACTTCCATGACCTTCTCATAATCAGGATCTTCCTTTAGAAGCATAGCATAGCGTTCTGCATCATCTTCATCCTCAAATAAAAACAAAACCTTATTTCCTTGAGCATCTTGAACGGCATATGCACCGTCATCTTGTTTGTCTTTGAGGGTGAGAAGAAACATGTTACTCCACTTCGCAAGCTTGCCTGTATAGATCTTGAAAAATGTTTTTGATAACACTCTTATCAAATTCCATTTCTGCTTCTTCAATATATCGATTCAAAATTGATAAAGTATTTTCATCCTCATCAATTTCAAATTCTTCACTTTCCTGAATTTCAAAATTTTCTACAATCTTTAAATCTTGAATTCCAGAAACATAAAGTTTGTCAATAAACTTCTCAAATGCCTTCGGATTAGTTTTTTTCCTAACAATGACCTTTACAATTTTATTTTCATATTCAGAAGCATCAAACATCTGATATGGGGTATCCTCATAATAGATATTATAAAATAATTTATAAGGATTATTAACTGGAGTATGAGTGAGGGTATCCGTATCAAAGATATGAAATCCTCTTGTATCATTTACATCATTCCAGAACATCTCATAAGGATTTCCTAGGTAGAAGATTTTTCCGTTGTCTGACCGTGTATGGTAGTGTCCTGAAAACACTTTGTCGAACTTTTCAAATAAGTCGCACGCCATACCATCTTCCATGACGTGTCCACGATGCGCTCTGAATCCGTTGAGCTCAAGGTGCCCCATCGCACATATGCTATCAGTAGTTTTGACAACCTTGACAGTATCCTCAAAGTTTTCCGCATTGATCCAGGGTATAATCAGTATTTTTAATTTATCTAATGTAATCTCTGATACTTCACTATATGTCTTTATATTATTATAAGTTTGTAGAAGAAGTTCTGGGGAGTTTACATTATTGGTATTCTTATAATAGCAATCATGATTACCAATAATCATATGAACGTCATACTTCTCAAGTCTATCAAATACAACTCTCTTTGACCACTCAAGACTTTGATAATCAATTGACTTGCGACTATCAAAGGCATCACCCATATGAACCACAGTTGTTATTCCTTGCTCCTCTAGGGTCGGAAAGAACACATTATCATAGAACTTCTCAAAGTAGTCGTGAAGGTGCTTAGAACCCTTTCTAGCACCATAATGAGTATCAGTGATAATCGCAATTTTCATCTATTAGTCTTATACTGAATATTATCCTTGATCGTATTATACTCCGAACTACTACCAGAAAGCAAGCTATCGTCAATAACCATTACTTCATCAAATCCAGTGCGTTCAATAATTTTTGTTTTAATTTCCAACTGCTTCTTCTCTTTCTGAATGCGTCTCAAAAAAGCATAGTGAATAATTTGAGTAAAATATGCAAACGGATTCTTGGATTTTTCTGGATCAAAATTATGAATGTATTGAACACAATTTTCAATACCATCAGAAATCATGTCCTCACGGAACATGTAATTTACAAAGTTTGGTTTATATGAAAGGTGAGTAGCAATCTTCAAGAAACATTCACCCAGATAATTAGTGATACGTGGTTTTCCAATCCAACGCTGTGATCTATCTGCTTTAGTAGGTTCTCTACCGTCGTTATTTTTTTTGAAACTATCAGCAACTTTTGCCCTGTAGACAATTAGTGCTTCAAGCAACTCCTTGTTGTTAACATAATGTTCTGTCTTCTTCTTAGGCATGGCATTATAAACTTAAATATAGGTTGTTATTATTATAACATACAATTATGACTTGACAACATAGCAAATTTTAAGTAGAATATCTTTGTTAGGTTTGAAGAGACAGATATAGCTTTAATTACTTAACATCTTTATCAACATCTTTTGGAGGTATTTTAAACATATCTTCTAAGTGTCTTCTTGCTTCTTCTACCGAAGTGAGATATCCCATCTTTTGAGAAATATTTACTCTACTTGATGAGTTTTTCAATAGAGGTCCTTCTTCATCATTATCGTCGTCACTAAGATATCTATCATAAACTTGGATAATTTTTTGATCGCTTGTTTCAGTCATTGTGATAATTTTATCGTAACGAATAACAAAAATGTCTTCGGTAGACATTTCTACCCAAGGTTTAATCTTTACTAAAGAAGTTCCATGATGATTAAAAGTTTTCATCGTGACAGGACTCTGTAAAATAATTACAGGTTCATCACCACTATCATCAATAGAAACTAAAGCAAAAACTTCTTCTCCCGATATAAGTTTTATAATTGCGTAAAACTCTTCTTGCATATTAATTCTTTAGCGGTATGTTTACAATATCGTAATTGAAATTCTCTTCACTATAAACTTTAATTCTTTCAATCAAATGATTAAGTGTATAGTTTTTCCTGGATTGGTATGATATGTCGTCAGCAATGTCATAGAGAGTTGCCTTTGTCTTATTATTGCCTTTTCTGAGCACGCGGCCAATAGACTGGAGATTCCGAATTCTAGATTTGGATGGAGAAGCAAAAATGACATTGTGGAGGTTCTTAATATTAATACCTGTACTGAACGTCCCATATGAAGCGACAATGATCGCGTTTTCTTCCTTTTCCGTGACCTCTCTTACTCTTTCACGATCTTCTACTCCCACACCACCATGAATAAAGAATACATGGCGATTATCTAACCTACCGTTATTTATCAATTCGTATAGTGGTAATCCATGCCCCTCAACTCTAGCAAAAAGAATAAGTGTATTACCTTTAAGATCTAAAGCAAGATTTCTAATAAATTTATTTCTTCTATCATGATTGATAATATATTGGACTTCATCCTCAAAAGTTTCAAATTTATGTGCCGGATGTTTCAATAGAAGCACATTGATATCCAACTTAGCAACATGTCCCTTTGCCATCAGTTCTTCTGTTCTAATAATTTTGTATGACGGACCAAACAATCCTTCTAGAACCCATTTGTGAGTCTGTGTCCCATCTAGTGTTCCAGTGAAACCGTAACGATATTTTGCATCGCTAAGTTTTGACATTATAGATATTAGTGACTTACTTTTGAACTGGTGTGCCTCATCCCCAACAACTACGTTAAATCGTTCAAAATATTTTCGGGGGAGTTTATAGATGGACTGCCAGGTAGTGATGATCACTTGGGAATTAGTTTCCCTTTCTCTACCAGCGTATATCTTGTGACAATATGAACCTACATCCCAACCATAGTCTGCAAAATCTTTATACATCTGCTCTACAAGGGAAGTCGTCGGAACAACTATCAGAGTATTTTGCCCTCGTTCAACGTGATATCTCACAATCGAATATATCATCAGAGACTTTCCAGAAGCAGTTGGGGATATCAACAACCTTCTATTATGCTTTAAGGCATCGTATACCCCTTCGATTTGATAGTCTCTAGGGGAATACTTACAAATCGATTTCATGTAGTCTGTTACGCCTTCCTTGCAGATATTTGAGTTGGACTCAAAAGGAAGACCATAATACTTGTTATCGCGAAACTCATAAGTATACTCATGGGTATCACAAAATCTTGTTATCTTATCTAATAACCCAACATATATCTCTCCATTCTGGGTATTGAATAGACGTATTTTTCCATCCCAATACTTATTTCTGTATTGAGGCATAAACTTTGCACCAGGAACATCGAACGTGAACTGGTCTGCTAATTCATAATAAACGTGTGGTTCTGCTTCTACTTTTAAATATATTTCATTCTTTTTTGAAATAATCAAATGAGACATAATTCATAAGATTCACCTATGAATATTTATTCTCCCACTTGATACTTGTATTCCAATATAATATGATCGGTCATCACATCTCCCTAAATTTAAAATCCAAAATACATCTATAAAGATCATCTCTTAATTTTTTAAGATGTTCTTGTTCTTCAGCAGGACGTGCAGGAGATCCTGGCCAAATTCTAATTGTTTCCTTGACCGAATGATATAGCAGATAGATATCTTCTATCTTAAGACCAATCATGTAATCTGGTTCATAATCTTCATCTGGGTTAAAATCTTCTTCTTCCATTAAAATCCTGCTTGGAACTTTTGCCACTCAATGGCATTTTTGATCTGAAAAGTTCTGTTTGCCACTGTTTTAATAATTTCTTCCAGAAACTTTAATTCAGTATCATAATATTTAATTTTCATATCAAGGGTATTTAACTTCTCATCAGCATCCAGATATCTTTGGATGGCATCTTTTTCTCTAACTTTATATGGGAAAGGTTCAGTAACATAAACATCTGCAGGTGCTTTACCAGTGTAAAAATTATATCTTTCCAATCTTACACGATTATAACTTTCTCTTGCCTTCTCTCGCAGAAGAGTAATAGTATTATATAATGTATAGTATTTTGAGTGTAATTGTGAAATTTTTAAAGATTCATTATGTAGGTTATCAGGATCAATAACAGAATCTTTCTGCCACATCTCCTGAATTTTGTCAAGGTTCATAGAGGTTCGCCTTCTGGATCTACTATATTGTAGATAGTATACTTGAAAGACACCTCTGCTGTAAAGTAGTTGACATCATTTTCCGTAGCATTAAATTGTAATGAAGTCAATGCTACAGGAAATAAATCTTGAAACTTAACCATTGCAATATCGCGATAGTTGCTATTTAAAACATGCAATGTTCCATCACAAAATTGTAGTAGATCATCTTTTTGACCTGTTTCTGGGTCTTTAGTAAGATCTCTAAACTGTTTAAAGTTATCGGGTACACCCAATCCAGTAATCCAATTATGAACGACCATGTAATTTTTAAGATCCTCATCAACTAAAAAATTCATGGTGAAGTCTTCATAAGTTACTTCATCACCAGGAATCTCAAGAATACGAAATGTTGTTCCTTGCAATGCAGTTCCTAATGCAATACTAGGAATGTTTGCCGAATTGGAGAAAAAATCTACTTTTTCTTTAGTTTTCAAAGTAAATTTAAACCCAACAGGAGATAAGAAGTTCCTATTGCGTAATTGAGTATCATAAAAATTTGCCATTATCAAGCATCAACAATTAAACTATACCACTCATCACTCATACCACTAATAATTTTATCAGCACTGTTTTTATCTACAGCATAATTTTCTTCAATAAGATGCTCCACTACTTTTTCGTAGTGTTCATGAATTTGTTTCGCTTCTCTAGGAGTTGGGTTCATTTTTCGATCTTAGTTATGTTCTATTTATTCTTTGATAACGGTAGCATTCTTAAAACCACCATTAGTTCCATCTGGATTTGGGAGCATAGTATCCGCACTTGCTTTTGATGTGTAGATCTTTCTTTCCGAATATTCATCGGACCATTGATCACCATCAACATGATAAACTTCGATAGATGGCATCAATGCACTTGATTTTTTAATGTGATAATTCGCCATTTTTTCTGTTTTTAAATATTTAGACAAAAAAAAGGATCCCGAAGGATCCCCCAGAAATATGTGAACCGTGATCACATGAGGTTGTCAACACGAACACGTCTGTAGTAACGGTTGGAGTTAACCTTGAGGCGACCTGCGCCTGATGTGGTTCCTTCTGCGAAGGGATTAGCAACCAAACCGTAACGGGTCTTGAAGCCAATTTTAGGCTGGAAGGTGTTTTCTCCAACTGCACGAACC